ATCCATTGTTGATTGATGGTGAGCGACAGATCATTGCCGGGCATGGCCGGTTAGCAGCAGCGACAAAAATTGGCATGGAAGATGTGCCGTGTATTGTGCTGGATCATTTAACCGAGGCACAACGCCGAGCGTATGTGATCGCTGATAATAAGTTGGCACTAAATGCCGGCTGGGATGAGGACTTGTTAAAACTTGAACTCAGCGCACTCGATCAGATTGGCTTTGATTTATCAGTGGTGGGTTTTGATGATGATGAGTTATCCGATCTAAAGATTAATGATGAGGATTTGGATTATTCTGGAAAAAATCAAGAAATAGATGTTGATGATTTTGATGATGAGATGATTATGAAATTGAAATTTAGTGAAGAAGAATATAAAAAAGTTAAATCAAAATTAGATGATATTGATGACACTCCAGAAAAAGCAATTATTAAATTATTAGAAAATGAGCAAACATAATTTCCCTTATAAATGGTTTTTAAAAGATAGTTACCCAAAAGGTAATAGCCTAAATGTATTTGGTACATTCATTTGTGGTGGTGGATCAACAATGGGATATAAGTTGGCTGGTTTTAATCATTTGGGCGGTGTTGAAATTGATGAACGTGTGGCTGATGTTTATAAAACTAATCACAATCCAAAGTATTTATTTGTTGAAGATTTGAGAAAATTCAATGAGCGTGTGGATTTACCAGATGAATTATTTGATTTGGATATTTTAGATGGATCACCACCTTGCTCAACTTTTTCAACGGCTGGCAGTAGAGAAAAAGTATGGGGGAAAAAGAAAAAATTTAAAGAGGGCCAGGCAGAACAAGTGCTTGATGATTTGGTGTTTGTTTATGTTGAAACGATTAAAAAATTAAGACCAAAGGTTTTTATTTTAGAAAATGTCAAAGGTATTATTCAAGGTAATGCAAGATCATATTCAAAAAATATCGTCAAGCAATTGAGAGAGGCTGGTTATAAAACTCAAATATTTTTATTGAATGGCGCCAGTATGGGTGTGCCACAAAGGCGAGAGCGAGTGTTTTTTGTTGGACTTCGAGAAGATATTAAAAAACCAGTATTAAAATTATCTTTCAATGAGAAACCTATTACCTATGGTGAGATTGATCACTACAAAGGCAAATCAATGGGTGAAGATACTTTGTTTAAAAAAAGATGGGATGAGAGGCTGCCAAGCGATAAAAGTTTTTCAACAATCTTAGAGAGAGAAATTGGAAAATCATCAAATTTTGGCACAATGTTAATTAGAAAAAAAGATGTGCATCCAACAATATTGTGTGGTGGGCATTTGATTAAACACCATATTTTTGAAAGGGTGGCTAATAAAGAACTTATGCAAATTGGCTCTTATCCAATGGATTATGATTTTAAAAAACTTGATCCAAAATATTTAATTGGTATGAGTGTGCCACCCGTGATGACTGCTCAAATTGCTAATCAAATTTATCAACAATGGTTTAAATAATGGCAGACACACAAACCTATTCGATTGAAACCATTTCAAAGTTGCTGATGCTATCCGAGCGCAGGTGTCAGCAGTTGGTGGGTGAGGGAGTGATACCCAAACAAGGGCGTGGCCAGTATGACTTGGTGCAATCGGTGCAGGGGTATGTGAAGTTTTTGCGTGAACGTGCGTTTGGTGGGGTGGCCAATACAGATCAGCATGGCGAGAAAACAAGGTTGATTACTGCGCAGGCAAATATTGCTGAGATGAACGATGCAGAGTTGCGTGGTGATTTGCTTCGAGCGGATGAAACCAGACGTGCGATATTTACCGCTGCACGTGGCGTGCGTAATTCGTTGCAAACGGTGGCGGATAGATTGGCACAACCGTTGGCGGGTGAAGATGATCATCATGAAATACACGCAATGATTGAGGGTGAGATTAATCAGATCTTGCATGACATGGAAAGCGAGTTTGCCAATTTGGTGGTTGAGCCGGTAGAGATTGAAATTAAAAATGATGCAGAAACAGATACCAACGGTTGATGTTAGTGGTGAGAGCCTGGCATTTGATGCGATTGCTGCCGGATTAAAACCCGATCCGCAAGAGCCAATGAGCGAATGGGCGGATCAATATCGTCTGCTCGGGCAAACCTATGCGGCCGAGCCTGGCAAGTGGCGCACCAGTCGCACACCGTATTTGCGCGAGATAATGGATGCGTTTAGTCCGTCAAGCAGATGTGAGTTTGTAACAATTATGAAAGGCGCACAGCTTGGATTCACCGAAGCACTCACCAATATGATCGGCTATATTATCCACCGCGCACCAGCACCAGCAATGATGGTGCAACCAACTCAGAACTTGGCAAAGCGATATTCCAAACAACGCTTGGCAACTATGATTCAAGATATGCCGGTGCTTCGCGGACTGGTGGCAGATCCTCGCGCAAGGGATAGCGGCAACACCACCACCTCAAAAGCATTTGACGGTGGCGTTTTATTTATTGCCGGTGCTAATTCGGCGGCGGATTTGAGATCTGTACCCGTGCGATATTTGCTACTTGATGAGGTTGATGCCTATCCGTATGATTTGGATGGTGAGGGCGATCCAATTGAGTTGGCGGTCAACAGGACTAAAACCTTTGCACGCCGAAAGGTTTTAATCGGATCAACACCAACGGTGAAAGATGTGAGCCGAGTTGAGCGTGAGTTTTTGAAAGGTGATCAGCGCAAGTATCATGTGGCTTGCCCACATTGTGATGTGATGCAGGAATTACATTGGCAAAATATCAAATGGAGTAAGGACGAAAACAAAGTGCCGCGCCCAGAAACCGCCGTGTATATGTGTGATCATTGCGCCGGAGTTATTACCGAAAGTGACAAACTCGATATGTTGCAACATGGCAAGTGGGTGGCCACTAAGCCGGACAACAATTACCGCGACACACGCCGAAGTTATCACATTTCATCGCTTTATTCACCGTGGGAAAGTTGGGCAAACCTAGTGCAAAAATGGCTGGATGCACAACAAGATCCGCACCTTTTAAAAACATTCATCAATACTGCTTTGGGCGAGTGTTGGGATGAGGAATCAAACCGCGTGGATATGAACGACTTGAGAAAACGCGCTGAAGATTATCCATTGCGCACTTTGCCAATGGGTGCATTGGTGGCCACTTGCGGGGTGGACGTGCAAGACAACAGACTTGAGGCGGTGATTTGGGCGTTCGGCAAGGGTGAGGAAAGTTGGGCGATTGATTATCAAGTGTTTTTTGGTGATCCGGCAAGCCCAAAACTTTGGGATGAGTTGGACGAATGGTTGCATTTAGAGTTGGATCATCAAAGCGGATCAGCGGTCAAACTATCAGCAGTGGCGATTGACACCGGCGGACATCACACGCAAATGGTGTATGACTTTTGCCGCCTAAGAAAGCATCGCCATGTTATTGCGATTAAAGGCCAATCCACTCGCAACCGCCCAGTGGTAGGCAGACCAACCAATCAAGATATTAGCATCAAAGGTAAAACCATTCGTGGTGGTGTGCAGTTGTGGCCGGTGGGATCAGACACGGCAAAGAGTGTTTGGTATGGTCGTTTTGGTGTGGATGAGGGCGCGGGATCGGTGCATTTTTCTACCGAATTAGACGATGAATTTTACGCACAACTCACCGCGGAAAAATTAGTCACGCGCTATCACAAAGGCCATCCACGCACAGAATGGGTAAAACCCTCACATAAGCGCAACGAGGTACTCGATTGCTCGGTGTATTCTTTGGCGGCGGCTTATCATCTCGGTATGAACAAATGGAGTCAGAGAGATTGGCAACGATTAGAGGATCAAGTGCAACCAATCACCGCTGATTTATTTGATTCTGCACTCTCAAAAGTCAAAACTGAGTCAAAAGAAGTTGAAAAAGAAGTTGAAAAACTACAAAAACAACCGCAAGCAGCACGCGTTTTACCGCCTAGATCTAAGCCTGGCGGTGGTTTTGCTGCGCGTTGGTAAAATAAATCTAAATTGGGGTTGACAAATCAAAAAAAGTTACTAGGCTAAACACTAGATGTAGTGTATTGCACACTAAAAAAACACTAGATATAGGGATTTATGGCCAATTTATTTGACTCTACAAATTACCCAACAACTGAGCCGGGCGAGATTATCGCCGGTGATCGCATTGCTTGGAAGCGCAGCGACTTGGATAGTGACTATCCGATTGCCAGTTATTCATTAAAGTATTCAGCGCGTTTAGAAAACGCCGGTACAACTGAGATTGAGATCACCGCCAGTGAAAGCGGATCTGATTACATCGTGGAAGTTGGCCAGTCAACAACGGCAGTTTATACCGCCGGTGTTTATCATTGGCAAGCGTATATCATTCGCACGGCAGACTCAGAGCGTATCACGGTTGACAGTGGCACTTGGGAAGTTAAAGCTAATCGTGATGCTACAACTACCGATCCAAGAGGCCACGTTAAAAAAGTATTAGATGCAATCGAGGCCACCATTGAGGGCAGAGCCAGCAAAGACCAAGAAAAATATGCAATCCAAGGTCGTGAATTATGGCGCACGCCAATTGCTGATTTGATTTTACTTAGAGATAAATACCGCGCTGAATATGTGCGTGAAACTCGTGCAGAGCGTATTCGCAATGGCCTTGGTCATGGTGGCATTATTAAAACGAGGCTTTAATGAATTTTAATATTTTCAAAAGACGTAAAAAATTGCCTGCACGTAGAGCGTATGCCGGTGCAAAGATTGATCGTTTAACTAATTCATGGACTACTAGTGCGCAGTCAATCAATGATGATCTAAAAGTTGGTGGTAAGATCTTACGTGCCAGAGCGCGTGATTTAAGTATTAACAATGATTATGCTAAAAAATATCTAGCTTTGGTTGTGGCCAATGTTGTTGGCTCAAAAGGTATCACCTTGCAAGTGAAAGCAAGAACGGCCAAAGGCAAATTAGACGAAAAAACCAACCGCGTAATTGAGCAAAATTGGAAAACTTGGCAAAAGCCAATCAATTGTGCGAGTGATGCGCGTATGCATTTTTTGGAAATGCAGCGTTTATTTATTGAAACGGCCGCGCGTGATGGCGAAGTATTGGTGCGTATTATTCGTGACGGCTCAAAATACGGCTTAAAACTGCAGTTTTTAGACGCTAATCGCCTAGATGAAACTTACAATGTTAAGCTAAAAAGCGGCAATGTTATCAATATGGGTATTGAGATTGATGATATGGGTAAGGCTGTGGCTTATCATTTGCTTACTAACAACACAACAGCTTATGCAAGCGGTGGTAGATCGTTCGAACGTGTACCTGCTGAGGATATGATCCACGCTTATAAAGCTGAACGACCAGAGCAAATCAGAGGTGCAACTTGGATGGCTAGTGCTATGAGTCGTTTAAATATGCTTGGTGCGTATGAAGAAGCCGAATTAGTAGCGGCAAGAATTGGTGCGTCAAAAATGGGTTTTTACACCTCAGAGGCTGGTGATTCGTTCATCGGCGAGGAAGATGCGCAGGGTAATTTGGTTGATGAAGCCGAGCCGGGTGTGTTTACTCAGCTACCGGCTGGAACAGGTTTTACTGCTTTTGATCCAACCCATCCAACCAGTGCATTTGAGTCATTTAATAAAGCCATTCTACGCGGTATTGCCGGTGGTTTGGGTGTGAGTTATAACTCGCTATCGTCAGATCTTGAGGGTGTTTCATTTTCATCCATTAGATCTGGCACATTAGAAGAACGCGATCAATGGCGCGTTAATCAACAATGGATGATTGATCACTTTTTATCACGCGTTTATGACGAATGGTTAAAGATGGTTTTATTAAATGGCGCACTGAAATTTACCTTTAATGATTATGACAAATTATCAGCCGTGCGTTGGCAGCCTAGAGGCTGGGCGTGGGTTGATCCACTTAAAGATATCAAAGCAAATACAGAGGCGGTAACAGCTGGTATTAAAACCTCGTCTGAGGTTATTGCAGAGCAGGGCGGTGACATCGAGGATGTTTATGCGCAGTTGCAATATGAAAAAGAATTAGCCGAAAAATACGGCTTGAATTTATCTGTTATACAACAAGATGAGGTAGAAGATGAAACAAATCAAGACGGGTAATTTAACCCGGTTTTTTAATTTAGATCGTAGTGCAATCGATGAAAAAGCACGCACGGTGGGTTTATCGTTTTCGAGCGATGCACCAGTCGAACGTTGGTTTGGGATGGAAGTGTTAGATCACTCGCCAAAATCAGTCGACTTGGGGCGTTTGAATGACGGCGCACCGCTTTTAATGGATCATGACACGACCGATCAAATAGGTAGGGTGGAAAGTGCATCGGTAGATGGTAAACGTGGAACGGCAGTTGTACGTTTTTCTCAATCAGCACGCGCTCAAGAAATATTTACAGATGTGATGGATGGTATTCGTCAAAACATTTCTGTGGGTTATCGCATAAATAAGATGGAGTTAGATGAGTCAAGATCACAAGATGATACTGAAACTTATGTAGCAACAGATTGGCAACCGTTTGAGGTAAGTGTAGTGAGTGTGCCTGCAGACAACTCAATTGGTATTGCAAGATCTGCTGAGGGTGACAATATTACCGAAATTACTAATTTTAAAAAGGAAGAAAAAATGTCAGAAAACAAAACTGAAACTATCGATGTTAAAGCGGTAGCAAATGAGGCGATGGAGGCAGAGCGTGCAAGAGTTGCAGGCATCTCAATCATTGCTGATAAACACCCACAACTAAAAGAAGCTTCTCGTCAATTCATTGACAGTGGCAAATCTTTAGACGATTTTCGTCAAGTGGCTTTAGAAACAATCACGTCAGACACACCAACTGCACCAGCAACACGTGCTGATGAAATTGGCTTAACTGAAAAAGAAGCTAAATCTTACTCACTATTGCGTGCGGTTAAAGCGCACTCAATTGGTGACTGGAAAGATGCAGGCTTTGAGCGTGAAGTATCTATGGAAATCGAGCGTAAAGTTGGCACATCAAATGGTGGTTTCTTTATCCCAGCTGATCTACAATGGGGCGGTGGCAAGCGTGATCTAACAGCAGGCACTGCAACAGCAGGTGGCCATACTGTGGCAACTGATCACTACGGCGATTCATTCATCGATGCACTACGTGCTAATTTAGTAATCGAGCAAGCCGGCGCAAGATTCATGGATAACCTACAAGGTAACGTGGCAATCCCTGCGCTTGATTCAGCAACTTCGGTTTACTGGGTAGCAGAAAACGGATCACCAACAGAGGGCGCACCAACATTCCGCCAGGTAACTATGTCGCCTAAGACAGTTGCAGCGTATGTTGATATTTCTCGTACATTGATGAATCAATCTTCTCCATCGGTTGAAGCGATCTTGCGTGCTGATTTGGCATCGGGTGTTGCTGGTGCAATTGACACAGTAGCATTAAACGGTGGCGGCACTAACGAGCCTAGCGGTATTTTACAAACATCGGGCATTGGTGCGGTAACGCTTGCAGGTTTGGGCAATCCAACATTTGGTGAGATTGTTGACATTGAAACAGCAGTTGCAACGGATAACGCATTAACTGGTTCATTGTCTTACATCACAACACCTGCGGTATTAGGTGCGATGAAGCAAAAAGCTAAGGACACAGGTTCTGGCTTATTTGTTGCAGACGGCGCAACAGCTAATGGCCACCCGGTTTACACAACATCTAACTGTTCAGCGAACACAATCATTTTTGGTAACTTTAATGATTTGATCGTTGGTCAATTCGGTGCAATCGAGGTTGTAACTCAGCGTAGCGCAACAAGCGGCGCATTAACTTTGGGAATCTTCTCAGACGTTGATGTGGCAGTACGTCACGCAGAGTCATTTGCTAAAGGTACTGGCGGCTCTTAATTAGCCTCAATACCAAAACTGCCACCGGTTTAATTGCCGGTGGCAGTTTCAAACAAGGAGTGATTATGAAAGTAACTATGATAAGACAAACCGCCATTGCAGGCGAAGATGTAAGCATTGGCAAATCAATCGAAGTTGATGAGCAGTTAGGCCAATTTTTAATTAATAAAGGCAAGGCAGAATTAGCCAAAGCCAAAGCCAAAAAAAAGGCGAAAAAATAAAGAATTATGTTTACCGAAGATTTAAGCGAGTTTTTGGATAGCACTGAGATGGCAGACAATGCCACCATCGGCGCATCTACTATCGCCGGAATTTTCGACAACCAATTTGTGGAAGTACATGGCATTGAGGGTGTGCGCCCAGTATTTGTTTGCGATGAGGCTAATGTGGCAACCATTGCACATGGCGATGCGCTTACTATTAATGCTATTTCATTTAAGGTGGCAGGCATACAGCCGGACGGTACGGGTTTGACTTCTTTGATTTTAGAGAAACAATAATGAGCCACGTCAGACAAACAATTCGCGACAAAATAAAGACCTTGGTGACCGGTTTAAGTACCACTGGCTCAACGGTATATACGTCAAGGGTGTATAACCACAAGACATTGCCAGCACTGGCAATCTATACGCTTGATGAACAATCAAGTGATGATTTGGACAATGTTACTTTCACCTCTACTAATCAACACCGGTTGCTCAACATTGTAATCGAGGCTCGCGCCAAGGCCACGTCAAACGTGGACACAACTTTAGATACCATTAGCGCGGAGATTGAAACAGCACTTTTTAGTGGGGGTGATACTACATTAGACGGAAAGTGCAAATATTTTGAATATAAAGGATTAGAAGTTGAGTTATCGGGCGAGCAAGAGCAACCCTGTGGCTTGATGACTATGCGTTTCTCTGCCCTTTATCGGGTGGACGTGACGGATGTAACAACTTTAATTGATTAATTATTAAGGAGTAAAAAATGGCAACAGTAAAAGGATATAACGGTTCTTTGCGTGATGGTTCAAGTAATTTGATTGGTGAACTCACCAGTTTTACTTTGAGTATTACACAGAACTCGGAGCAACATAATTCATTCGGTGACGAGTGGATAGATACAACAGCAACCAATAAGAACTGGTCGGTAGATGGTTCGGGAATGTTTGACCCTGATGACACTTATCAAACAGCAC